ATACCTAAAGTTACTATTGAAAATGGTAAGTATGCAGAATTTAAACCAATTATAGTAAATGGTAAGATTATTGATGTAGCAGTTGTAAACAGAGGTAGAGAATATTATTCTAGTCCTGAAGTTAAAGTAATATCAACAGGTACTGGAGCAGGTGCTGTGGTTCGTCCAGTCATTGATAATGGTCAAGTAATAGACGCAATTGTCACTAATACTGGTATTGGTTATAGTAGCGTTGCAACAGAGATTAGAGCGTTTTCTAGAGGTGATAATGGAGTATACGCTGCAAGAGTTAGAAGTTTAACATTAAACAATACACATAGATTTGGTGATTCATTCTTATCTACAAAAGAAGATACTTTAAGATTCAGTATATTAGGTTATTCTCAAGATATTGCAAATAATTTTGAGAATACATTTACTGTTACTGGTAGTGGTGAATTTAATCAAATCATAGGTCACTCTCCAATTGTTGGATGGGCATATGATGGAAATCCAATATATGGTCCTTTTGGATATTCAGATGCAGATAATATTAACTCCAATTTAAAAATTATTACACCATCATATGTAACTGATATTAATAGAGTTACAAATCGTCCACCAGGTTATTCTGCAGGATTTTTTGTTGAAGATCACGTTTATAATGGAACAGGAGATTTAGATATTCATAATGGAAGATTTGGAAAAACACCAGAATTTCCAAACGGAGTTTATGCATACTTCTCTACTGTCGGTTTAGGAACTGGTACAAATAAATTAGAAGGACAATACCCATACTTTATTGGTAATACATATCGTTCACCTTTAATTGCAGAAAATCAAATATTAAATCAGGATTTTGATTTTAATAATTCAGGATTAAGGAGAAATACACTACCCTATAATGTAGATGAAGAATCTGCTGGAAATGATTTCGTAATTGAATCCTATGAACAAATAAGACAAATTTCAAAAATAGAGGCTGTAACTGAAGGTGGTGTTGATGCAATAACAATACTTAACGGTGGTGATGGATATAAAGTTGGTGATCTTACAGATTTTGATGATACTGGTACTAATGGTTCAGGATTCCGTGCTGAAGTTGATGAAATAGTTGGTATTGGAATTACTAATATTAATACAACTCTTACAAGTTTTGAAAATGCAGTATTTGAATGGAAAAGCGGTACTGAAGTTGTAGCAAATTACTTACCATTCATTGAATTAAATGATAAAGATGCAGTTTCTATATCTGGATTGAGTAGTTCAATAGTTAATCTAACTGATTCATTTAATATTGGTGTGACAACTAATCGAATTGGACTTGCAAAGGCAATGACTATTGGTTCTGCTGGTGGTTTGATTCAAGATATATTTGTTACGCAAATTCCAAATTCAGTTTCTATTGGTGGTTCATTAAGAGTTGGTTCAGGTAATGTAAGCAATGCTAGTGATATTGAATTATTAAGAGTTTTAAATGTATATCCATTAAGAAAAGTAATCAGAGTACAAAGACATACTGGTATTGCACATACTCTTGGATCAAATATTGATATATTAAATAATCAAATTAGTATTCCAGTTCAAACAAAGAAATTTGATTCTGAAACAAATGATATTATATACTTCAATGCTCCTCAATCTGTTGGAGTTGGAACTACATCTGGTGGTGCTATAAGTGTTGATAGAGTTGTAGGAGATATCGTAGAGAGGACACCTATACCTACTAGAGCAATTCATATACCAAATCATCCATTTAAAACAGGTCAAAAACTAACATTAAACAAAAGAAATGGTGCAAATCGTTTTGATGTAGGACGCACACCATTAGTCACTGAATTTAAACTCCCATTTATTGGTGCTAATTCGACTGAAGTGTATGTAATTGACAAAGGGGATGATAATATTGGTTTAGTTACTACTAGAGTTGGTATTGGTAGTACAAGTGAAGGATTATATTTCTACAGTAAAGGTTCATTAACTGGTATTTCTTCAGGACTATACTTCTTCCAGAGTAGTAAAGAACAAGTAACAGGTACTATTGATAAAATTATTACCACAGTATCAACAAATGTAGCAGCAGCAAATACCACAACACATAATCTTATTGAAGGAGATACTATTAAACTTAATGTAGTACCTAATCTTAATGTCGGAATTGGTAATACAATACCTGTATCTGTAAATTATAATGAAGCATTTGAAAAATTACTTGTTAATCCAATATTATTCACTGCTTCTGATGTAGAAACAAATCAAATCGATTTGGTAGATCATGGATTTGAAACTGGTGATAAAGTATTTTATGATGGAGGTGCAACTGGATTAAGTACAGGGACATATTTCGTTAACAGGGTAAGTAGTAGAAGATTCCAACTTTCCGAAACAATTCTAGATATCAATTCAAATCCAGTAAGGACTGTAAATATTACAGCAAATACTGGTGGAGATAATCAATCTATCGCACCAATAAATCCAAGAATTGACGTAGTTAAAAATTCTAAATTAAACTTTGGTTTAACAAGTTCTACTTTATTAAACTTTGATTTCAAATTATTCTATGATAAAGAACTTACAAATGAATATTTAAGTTCACAAGATTCAAGCACTTTTAATGTTGGTGTTGGTGGAACAATTGGTATAGGAACAAATAATACTGATCCTATAGGTGCTGCTTTAACTGTACAATATTCTGCATCTTCACCAGGTAGATTATATTATGGATTAACTAAAGGTGGTTTCATAAGCACTGCTGATACTGAAGTATCTAATTATTCTGAAATTAGATTTATTGATAGTAAGTATAATGGAGAATATAAGATATCCAACGTTACTGCAGATACTTTTGATATTTCACCAAAAATTCCTGAGTTTTTAAGTTATAATTCTAATGACTGTGAGAAACTTGAGTACTCCACAAAATCAACTGCGGTTCACGGTGCAATCAAAAATTTAAATATCATATCACCAGGATTTAACTATAAGAAATTACCACAATTTAAATCAGTCACAAGTACAAATGGAACTGATGCAAACATAATTGCATCTTCAAATAATATTGGAAGAATTAAAAAAATAAGAATAGTTGATATTGGTTATGAATATTCTTCAGACAAAACTTTAAGTCCAGAAGCGTTTATATCACCTGTTGTTAATATTGATAATCTTGATATTATTGATTCTGTTAATATTGTAAGTGGTGGTGCTGACTATATGAGCACACCTAATTTAATTGTATTCAACCCAGTTTCAAATACTGTTGTTGATACTCTCTCACTGCAACCTTTCACACCTAACCAAACAATATCTAGAGTTGATGTATTATCACCTGTTACTGGGTTAGATTCAGTGGTTCATAAGATAATTTCAATCAATAACTCTAATGGTGTTGGAATTAACTCGGTTCAAATTAGTAATTCAGGAGTTGTAACTTGTTTCATTGAAACTCCAATCAATGGATTTGATACTCAACCATTTGCGATTGGAGACCAAGTTTATGTTGAAGGTATACAAAGAGTAGGTGAAGCGGGAATTGGTGCTACACAAGGGGGAATATCTACCAATACAACAATTGAAGGAAGTGGATATAACTCAGATAATTATAACTACCAGTTCTTTAATGTTGATGATTACATTACTGGTACACAATGTATATTGAAGTTTAGTACAGCAGGTGTTACAACAAATCCTGGTATTGCTAAGACTTTCCAATCTGGTTATGCTACTTTAATTAATAAGAAGAAATATCCTGTTATTGAACCAGTTCAATCAAGAGGTGTATTTGAATTAAAAGAAACTTTAATTGTTGGTAACGTCATTACCGACTTAACAGTTATTGAAGTAAGAAATGATTATATTAAGATTGATGGTAAGTATAAAATTAAAAAAGGTGACAGAATTAAAGGTGAATTGAGTAACGTATCTGCAGAAATAACAAGTATTGTAGATAATCAAGCCAAGTTTACTACTGATTTTTCAAATAGACAAGATTATGGTTGGTTAGATGATATTGGTAAGTTAAATGAAGATTATCAAGTCATACCTGACAACGATTACTATCAAAACTTATCTTACACAGTTAAGAGTTCAATTGAATGGGAAAAATTTGTAAACCCAGTAAATCGTTTAGTTCATCCATCTGGTCTTAAGAATTTTGCTGATACTGCAATTACATCAAATCTTGCAGTTGGATTTGGTACTGTTCGTGAATCAAATCAAACAGTTGTATTAGATGTTGGCAATGTTCTTGAACTTAACGATAAACAAAGAGTAGATGCAATTAATAACTTTGACTTTGCAAGAGATTATGATACAAGAGTTAACGGATCTAAGTTCTTAACATTCCAAAATAGAACATTAACTGACTTTACAAGATGTAAAACAAATAGAGTTTTATTACATGATGATATAAGTGAAAACTTCTCTAGTGAAGGATTTGAAAGCACTAATACTGTTATTGAACCATTAGTTGAAGATTTTGCAAATTATCTTGTACAAATCGTTGATCCTGATACTTTTGATACTCAGTTTACAGAATTAGTTACTTTGACAACTGAAAGTAATGCATTTATTCTTGAAAAAACAACTGATTTTACAACAGTGAAGTTAGGAAATTTTGATACTGAAATTCTAGCAACAGGAACTAAGAATCTTTTATTCACACCAACAGAGGTATTCCTTAAGGATCATGACATAAAACTCCTTAAGATTGATTTTAATACAGATTTAACAGGTATTGGTACAAATGGTATTGGAAGTGTTGATTTAACAGGTGTAAACGCTGGTATTGGTAGTACAACTATCGGATTTACAACTACAACTATTGCACAATTCCCTAAAACAGATTTCAATTCATTATATGCAACCATCTTTGTTCAAGATAGTGTAACTAAAGAAATTAATTACAATGAAGTTATTGTTGATTTTGATGGTGTTGACACAACTATTGCCGAAACATATGTCGATACACAATCTGGATTAAGCAATAGTGCTGTTGGTGTAATTACTGCAAGATTTGAAAATGATTTAATTAAGTTACAGTGTGAGAATGATAGAGTTAATACTCTTGATGTAAGAGCAAATATTGTAGGATTAGGAACAACAACTACTGGAATTGGAACTTACAGGTTCTCAGTTTCTGGACAACCTGCTGGTGCAGAAAGAAGTGCCAGATTAGAGTCTGGATATGTTACTGGAACTGCAAGTACAATGACATATGCAACACTAAACAAGTTGATTGATAGTAGTGTTAAATCATTAGTTAGAGTTTCTTGTGGTGAAACATCAGCAGTTCATCAAGTTGTATCGATTCGTGATGCTGATGATATTTTAACTGTTCAATATCCATTTGTATCTGCAGGATCAACAACAGGTATTGGAACATTTGGTGGTGAAATTAGTGGTGATAATATTAACCTAAGATTTTATCCCGATGCAGAGTTCCAATCTCTAATAGAAGTTCAATCATATAATCAAATATTATACACAGCAAGTGATTTTGAAAATACACCTCCTGATTTGACTTATGGTACAGTTGACCAGAGAGTGTTCTTATCAACATATGACGGTGCTGCTGGACTTAGAGCTAACAAAAAAGATTTTGTATTGAAGCATAATGAAGTTCCAATTTATTCTAAAACATTTAATCCATCTGGAACAATTAGTACAACAACAAGTACAATCAATATTAATAGTCACTTCTTTAATACAAATGAAGAATTAACATATACACCAGATTCAACATTCATAGGAATCGCAGGTACAGCAATATCAATTGGTTCTACTGCAAATGTTGCTGGAGTAGTGACAACATTATTACCAAGCACAGTTTATGCTAAAGTTCTTGATGAAAATAGATTTGAATTATATACAAGACCTGAATATGTTTCATCTGGTAATGCAGTAACATTTACAGGTATTGGTGCAGGTAATGCTCATAGATTAACAATGAGAAAACCATTAACCAAAACAATCATTGGTTTAGACGGTGTTGTTCAACAACCAGTTACATTTACTTCAATCACACATACATTGGATTCAAATATAGGTATTGGATTATCTCAATTTGTATTAAGTGGAATTGGTTCTGTTGCACCAAGAGATTTTCTTAAAATTGATGATGAATATGTAAAAGTTACTGAAGTTGGATTCTCTAGTATCGCTAGTGGAGTTATTAATGATTCAACTGATGTAGCACTTGGTATTGCGACTCTACCAGTTGTTAAAGTTGAAAGAGCACAATTAGGTATTACAGCAACTTCACACGCAGCAAATGCAACTGCGAGAGTTCACAGAGGTGCATTTAATATAGTTGATAGTAAAGTATTCTTCTCTGACCCACCAAAAGGAAATAATAGATCAAGAAGAGATGAAACTAATTTACCGTTCGTAAGAGCAAACTTTAGTGGTCGAACATTCTTAAGAAGTAACTATACAACTAATATGTTGTTTGATGATATATCTGATAACTTTACTGGTATTGGTAAAACATATTCATTGACTGTAGGTGGGGCAAACACTTCTTCAGGTATTGGAATAGGAAATGGTGTATTATTCATCAATGGTGTATTCCAAACTCCTAAAACTGTTAATAACACTGGTAGTAATTATGAATTTATATCAGATACAACTGCTGGTATATCAACTGTAGAGTTCAGTGGTATAACATCTACGAATGGTGATTTTATCGTATCCGAATTTGATATTAATCAAAACCAAGTTCCAAGAGGTGGATTAATCGTTTCACTAGGTTCTACACCAGGTACAGGATATGCTCCATTGCAAGGTGCGAAAGTTAAAGCATTTAAAAATGCTGCTGGTGGATTAACAAGCGTTGTAGGCACTGCAACATCTTCAGGATTTAATCTTGGAATACAAACTGCTGCATATGATAATATTACAGGCATCATTACAGTTACCACAAATAAAGTTCACGGATTTGCCTTGGAAAGACCAAATATGGTCAAACTTAAAGATTTAAACTTTAATGTGGGTTCAGGAACAACAATATTTACAAATCACGATAGATCTTTATTTGTTGTTGGTATAGTATCTGATAGAACATTTGAAGTTCGTGCAGGAGTTCACACTCAAACACACACTTATACAGGCGGTGGTAATGCGTTTGAATTCTTTGAAGATCTTACATTTGGTTCAGGATATCGTGGTGGTTCTGTTGCAATTGGAGTTACAGACCAAGCATATGTGCATAGATTTGTAAGTGCTGGTGTAGGTT